CCACCGCTCGAACGTCACGCTGGCCTCGGCCGCGAACGACTCGTCGGCGATCCCGTTCCAGTCGAGCGCCTACCGACAGATGTTCGCGCTGGTCCGGATCAAGGCGGCCTCGTTCTCGGCTGGGGGCTACCTCGAGCTGGCCGTGCGCGCGAACTCGTCGGCGACGGCGGACTCGACCGCGCTCGGCTGGTGGTTCCCGCTCGGCACGGGCGCGCGTTCTGTTAAGACGGTTCGGCTCACTAGCCTGCTGGATCGGTGGAAGATGATCCCGCTCACGGATTCGCTGACGAACGCGCCCTATCAGGCGCAGTTTACCTCGCTCTACCTATCGAACTTCACCGGCGCCCAGATGATCTACGACGTCTGGCTGCTCGGGATCCCCTGGTGAAGCGGCTCGCGCTCGGTTTCGCCCTCGCGCTCTCGCTGTTCAGCTCGTCCGCTCATGCGGGCGGCGTGCTCGTCCTCGTCGACTCGCTCTACACGGACAGCAAGGACAACTACACCGGCTTCTTCGACCTCCTGTCGCGCTCGATCAAGTCCGGGAACAAGATCACGATCGCGAACCAGAGTTGCTGGGAGGATGCGACCAACGCCTTCGGCAAGGGCGCGCATTTCCTGACGTGCAGCTATACGCTCTCGGAGCTCAAGGACAGCATCGCGCCCACGGGCGCGTCCCCGCGCTTCGATTACGATCTGATCGTCGTCATGTGCACGAACGCCAGCGGAGGAACCGGCCCGGGTAGGCGATTTGCCGTCCAGCTTTCGCAGGCCGCGAACCGGCCGCGCGTGCCGGTGCTCTACATCTCCGAGGGGTCGGATCTCGCGGCCGGCGCCGGCGACGACTCGCTCGGCGTCAACTCGGGCCACGTCAATGTGTCGCTCACCGGGTCCAGCCCGTTCGCCACGAGCCCGGCGGGATTCGCATTCCCGGTCAATACCTACTTCTCGCAGCGCCTACCGACTTCGAGCGGCAGTCTCGCGGGCAACTACATCACGCCGGTTCTGTGGCTCGCGTTCTACAACTACACGAAGGCCGATCCCGACGGCGTGGGCGGCACGTCTGCCACCGCATCCGACACCGTCTGCGCGTGGTTCTACAACCCGCCCATCGTCTCGACGCGCGCGGGGACCGCGAACGCCAACGGCTATGGCGTGATCAACTGGGAGAGCAAGGCGTCGAACGTCGGCTCGGCGAACTTCAAGTCGTCGCAGCTCTCGGTGGTCGCGATGGGCATGGCCGCGCGCCTCGCGCCGTCGATCTTCCAGTTCCCGGCCCAGCATGTCGCGCTCGACATCGACGACGGCTCCAAGCGCTTCGTGGTGCCGGGCGTGGCCTGCGTCCAGTGCAGCTACCCGCAGGTGGCCGACGCCTTCGCCGGGTTCGACTCGCTCGGTGTGTGGAAGATCCCCTACACGCTCGGCGAAGAGACCGACTCGATGGCGACGGCCGAGAACGGCTCGACGCGCTTCGCCAACGAGTTCGCAGCCGCGCGGCGCTACAAGATGGGGCGCTTCACGGTCCACAACCATGCCGGGACGTCAGCCGGTGGGTCGGTCTCGGACTCATCGCTCACGTCGGCTTCGGGCGGCGTCTACAACGACATCTTTGGCAAGGACCGCCTGGCATGGGCCTTCGGTACTACGTCGACGCAGCGGGATCACTCGACGTACTCGCTGCTCACGGGGGCGACCCGAAAGCTGATCACCGCCGTCGGCGACCCCTTGCTGGTCTCGCGTCACGTGATGCCTCCGGGCGACGACTACTCGTCGCAGCTCGCGGGGCCGGGCGGGTTTTTCCTCTCGAACTTCGACTCGATCTCCTACGCCATCGCGCTCGCGGGGGCGAGTTACGGGCACGGCTACCGCGTCGTGCGGACCCAGTATGAGGCGCCGAACGCGAACGCGCAGGAGCCGAACAGCGTGATGATCGGCGGCATCGGCCGGGGCGTCGACTACTTCCTGCCGAACATCAACACGATCGGGGCCTCGCTGATCTCCCCCGTCAGCGTGAGCTACCGCGACTTGCTCTACGTGCCGTCCAAGTACCTCTGGGGCGGCACGCTCGACACGGTCTCGGCCGACGTCTACATCCCCATGCGCTACGGCATGAACTCGCTGCTCGGCGCTGCGATGGGCTTCGAGCGGCAGATCGACATCTCGACGGCGTCGGAAGCGGCGAACACGAGTGCGCTGGCCCACCGCGGGATCGCCAAGGGCGTGATCTGGGTCACGCACATCCCGAACTGGCGCGCGGGGATCGGCGTGACGGCGAACGGGCCGTACTCGGGCCCGCGGCCGGCGTGGGAAATGACGCGGATGATCAACGGCGTCATGGAAGCGGCGAAGTGGTGCGCGATGCAGGCGAACACTTCGACGGTGCGCTACTTCAACTCCGGGCCGATCCAGTGGGTATACGCCGACCAGATCACCGAGCGGGACATCCGGTGACCGAGGCCGACATGCTCGCCGACCTGATCTCGCGCGAGGGCGGGTACGTCAACGATCCGGACGATCATGGCGGGCCGACGAAGTTCGGGGTGACGCAGGGGACGCTCGCGGCGTGGAGGAAGAAGGACGTCTCGGCAGCCGACGTGGAGCACCTGTCGGCGACCGAGGCGCTCCAAATCTACCGCTACCTCTACGTCGAGGTGCCGGGGTTCTCCAAGATCTCAGATGACCGCCTGCGGGCGCTCGTGGTCGATTCCGGGGTCCAGCATGGGATCAGCCAGGCGGTGCGGATGATCCAGCGCGCACTCGGCGGGCTCGACGTGGACGGAGTGTTCGGGCCCCGGACCCTGACCGCGATCGAAGCAGCCGCGCCCGCGAAGCTCTGGCTCTCGATGTTCGGCGAGCGGCTGCGGCTCTACGGCCGGCTGGTGACGAACGATGCGACGCAGGCGAAGTGGGCGTTCGGATGGATGAACCGGATGGCCGGGCTGCTGTCGGACTTCACGGCGTAGACGGCGCGGTCGTGCCCGCGCATGGCAGGGGCGACACACGACCGGGGGGGCGGTGCCGGCCGAATGGAAGATCACGAACTGCGAGGACGTCTCGATGACCTCGAAGAAGCAATCGCAAGGCTCGAACTTGCCTCGGGAAGGGTCAGCGAGGTGCTGACCTCGATGCGGATCGGCGATTCCGACGCGCGCGGCGACGTGAAGATCGCGCTCGCGGAACTGCGCACCTCGGCGACGGCGATGCGCGACACGGCGCTCAGCCTACAGAAGTCGGAGCTTCAGGGGGTCGCGCGGAAGCTGAGCGGCGCCGATCTCTGGCTCGTTCGGATTGCCGCGGGCTCGATCGCGATCGCGCTACTGGCGCTGGGCGGCAAGGAAATCGTCGCAAAACTGCTCGGCCAATAGCGGCCGGCGAAGGGAGGAGAACGTGGATCAGAGCCTGTTCCAGAAGCTCAAGGACATCTTCAACACCATCGAGGGCTGGGCCGTCGCGCTCTCCCTGATCTGGCTCGGCGTGGCGAAGTGGCAGGGGTGGCCCGTCAGCGTCGACACCGGCGCCGGGATCATCAGCCCTGCGGCCATGCTCACCATCGCGGCTCCGGTCGTGCTGGCGAAGCTCGGCTGGCAGCGTCCGTTCCAGCCTGCGAAGGCCGCGGACGTCTCGACGAAAGTCGACGCTGCGGACAACTCGGTGGCGAACAAGACCGTGGCGATGTGGATGCTCGGCCTCGCGCTGGCCGTCCTGCTGATCCCGATGCCGGCCTCGGCGCAGATGAACTATCCCCCGCTCGACATGCACCGGGCGAACTTCGGGATCTCGGGGGGCGTGCGGGCGCTTGGCTCCGACGCGGCCTACCTCGTGAACTACCCGGGCAAGCCGCTCGACTACGACGGCGAGATCGGCGGCCAGTTCGCCTACTCCACGGGCCCCGCAATCGCGCTCGTGATCGGCTCGGACTGGGGCGTGGGCTCCAAGGTCGGCTCGGTCGGCGAGGGCGTCTCGTGGGCGCTGTCGACGGATGGACAGGGCGGCGGGATTCAACTCTTCGCCCGCGTGCGCGCGGTGCAGTATTTCGGCGACCATGTCGACCGGATCATCGGGCACAGGTCCTCGGTCGACTTCGCGCTGCCGATCTCGTGGCGCGTGGCGCGGAACCCGAGCGGCAAGACCGCCTGGTACATCGGCCTGATCCCCGTCGTCGACCTCAAGAACCCGTACCGCAACTCGATCGTGGCGCGCCTGCAGCTCGGGTGGACGCCCAGCCCGCCCCAATAAGGGAGGAATGTCATGACGCTGCTCGAACTGTTGATCGTGGTGGGCGGGGATTTCGGCGACGGCCTCAAGATCCTACTGGCGGAACTCGGCAAGATCCGCGAGACGGTGCCGCAGGCGTCGGATCAGATCGACGCACTCGTCGCGCGGGTGATGGAGATCACGAATGGGAAGTTCTCTCCCGAGTCGCTGTACGCGGTCCTGACGCAGTTCGTCGGGCTGTTCTCGGGCCATGGCTGGGGGCCGCCCAACTCGGGATCGGTCGCAAGCGCCTGATGCCACTGCCGAAGATGGGCGTGCGCGTGATCAAGCTGCCGGTCTCGAAGTACGAGCAGCTCGTCGAGCTCGCCGAGGGCTCCGCGGATGGGCTGATCCTGCTCCTGAGGCGCGTGCTGGCCTGTCCCGACCTGCTGCTCGTCGAGGACCGCAATAACGGGCTCGAGCAGAGGCTCTACGTCCGCTCGGCCACGTTCACCGAGTACGAGCGATGTCTCTGTCGCGCGCCCGAGTGGCGCGTGCCGCTCGTCACGTGAGGATTGCGAGCGCTCTGGTTCTGCTCGCGCTGGCGGCCGGGGGCTGCGTATCTCCGACCGGAGTGGACTCGGTCGGAATCGTCGTCCAGGACGAGCCCGAGGTGCGCTATTACGCGGCCGCCGGCGGCGACGTCCCCGGCGCGGCGGTGTGGCAAACGGGCAAGGTCAACGTCTGGATCGCGCAGCATCGGTTCGTGATCTGCGGGCTGCCGCCGGTCACGAGCCTGATCCGCTACACGTGCGCGTTCGCCGGGACCGATGGCGACACGCTGCGCGGGGAGCTGCTGCCCGACGCGAAACACGAGAGCAACTGTGCCGTGCTCTCCGGCTCGTTCTGGATGGTGCACGACGGGCTGAACCTGAGAGGGGCCGCGGTGACGAATGTCTCGGGCCCATGTGGCACGCAACCCGATACCACGGCGCTCGATCTGAGTCCGTGGCCTCAGTAACCAGGGAGGGTCCAATGAGCATTTCCACCGGCAGGATCTCGTTGCCGCGCAGGGTCGAATCTCTCAAGCGGCAGTACCAGGGGCCGATCTCGCTCGAGCTACTGGACGGCAAGCTTTCGTCGTTCGTCGCCGAGGGCGGGCAGGGCGCCGTCTTCATCGACCTCGAGAACGCGCGGCCCGACATGCCGCCCCACTCGGGCCTCGGCTCGATCGTGCTCTACGACGGCAAGAGCCAGCCGATCCTCGACTGCTCGAGCCTCGAGGGCCAGGTCGAGCAGGGCGCGCCCGTCGCCGGATGGAGCGGGCCGACCGTGGGCAACTTCGCCGCCAAGGGACTCGATTCGCTGGGGCGCATGATCGTGTTCCGCATGGTCGACGTCGAGGACACCTCGATCATCGTCGAGTTCGCGGTGGCCGACGACAGCTCGTTCCCGAGCTCGATCGAGGCGCTGCAGTGGGCAATGCGCTCCTGACATGAAGCTCAAGCTCGAATGGGTCGGCAATCCCTTCCGCAGCCAGGTCGTCGACGTCGCGACCGGCACGATCCTGTGCGTGAAGCGACTGACGATCGACGTCGGGACCGAGGTCGCGGCGGGCACGGTCACGCTGTGCGAGGGGCCGGAGGATCGAGTCGTCCCGATCGACCTTTCGGCCGACATGACGATCGAGTGCACGGCCGACGTGGCGCTCGCCGACCGCGTCCAGAAGCTCACGGACTGAGGACCGCGTCGCTGTGATGGTGCACACAGGGCCGGGTTCATACCCCGGCGGGGCGCGGTCGCGCTCCTAGACTGCCCGCACCTGAGAAGGGCCGGCGGCGACTCAGGTTCGATTCCTGGCGCGGTTCACCAACGAGGAGGAAGCGATGTCCGACGAACTGCAGTACCCCGGCTGCCGCCCGGGCTGGCATCCCGACGAGTATGCAGCCGAGCGCGAGCAGAACCCGTGGCCGATCGAGGATCAGATCGCTGCGGAGCAGGCGCACTGGAAGCTCGAGCAGGAGGAGGCTGGCTCCGCCAGCTCCGTGGATTCGACGGGAACGCAGGAAGAGCATCACGACGACGCCTGAGAGGGCCACCATGCACGATTTCACTGGGGGTGCGACCGACAGGGCGCTTCTCCGCATCGAGCAGCGACAGGTCGTCACGATCGCGCTGCTGGCACGCATCATCCAACAGGAGGCGAAGGAAATGGCCGATCTCACGCAGATCACCGACAAGGTGACGGCGATCGAAGGCGCGGCGGACTCCGCTGTGGCCCTGATCCAGGCGCTCGCCGCCGAAGTGCGCGCGAACGCGACGGACCCGGCGGCGCTGTCCGCGCTCGCGGATCGTCTCGACTCGGAGGCGGGAAAGCTGGGCGACGCGGTCGCCGCGAACCCGGCCTAGCGAAGCGGTTGCGGGGGCAAGGCGGTGCGCACGTCGGGGCGGCGAGCCCGGACGGAGGCGGCCGCCTCGCTCTACCAGGTGATCAGCTTGTGGATCTTTCTATCCTCATCGATCGGGAAGGCGCAGTACCACCCACATGAGGGACAGCGGTAACCAATGCGGGACATATGCGCACCGTGGCTGTCCCGATCTTCGCGTTGCAACGGAACGCGGCGGCCGTTCGAGGCACACCCCGCGCAATAGCCCTCCGGCTCGATCTCTCCTTGCTTCCACCAAATCCCGCGAAGAAGTCGAAGCCCGTCCGTTGGGAGCGTGGGCACCCGGCCCTGCTCGAGCTTGTCGACTCGAGCGGCGAGGGCGTTCACGTCGGCCCTGAGACGCCACACGGTCACGGCAAATCGGATCGCGTCGCCACCGCGCTTCAGGAAGTCGATCATCGCTTCTTCGTCGGCAAGGGTGTGATCTCCGGCGGCCCGTAGTGCGCCTCCTCGGCCCAGGTCACGAGCGGGGCCTGGCACCGCGGGCAGGTGCTCGGCCGAGTCTCCCCCGGCGCGTGGGCGACGACTACCTTCACCCGCAGCTCGTACCCGCAGGCCGGGCAATCGGCGGAGCGCAGGTTCAGCGTCAGGGGAATGCGATCGTCGGACATGGCCCGTGAGGCTACACCAGCGCCCCGCCCCGATCCAGAGCCACCAGCCGCGCCTCGACCTCGGAGAACCCGCCGTTCGGCTCGTGCACGGCCACCCACGACGGCGCCAGGCGGTCCGTGTGCTCGTTCGGGAAGGCGATGTACCGGAAGACCTGGTTGGGTGCCAGGCAGAGGACGAGGTAGCCGCGCGCGGCAAGATCGTGGGCGATGGGGTCGGACATGGGGCGCCTCGGGAGGTGAGGGTTGGAGCGAGGGGTTTCGATGTGCAGCGGAGGAGCATAGCCGGGAGGTGGGACTGGTCACGGTTCGGTCACGGAACCAGCGGGGATTCACGGGGACTCTTGGGGATTCGGCTACGCCCCGCGTAGCATTGCTACGCCGCGTGTAGCGGGCGGGCTCGATCCGTAAGAGCTTGCGAACGGGAGAGTTCGGCGCGCTCTGGCCGGTTTGAGTGTGGTGCCCCCGGGGTGACTCGAACACCCGGCACGCAGTTTAGGAACGTTCGTGCTGACTTCTCAGTTCCAGCGCCGATTCGGTGCGCATGCGCTATCCGGTCACAACCTCGGTCACCGCCTGTACCGTTTCCGGGTCGTATGCCGCCACCGACGACAGGTAGATCTCGGTCGTGGTCACGGTCCGGTGCCCGAGCAAGTCGCGAATCCGGTAGATGTCCACGCCCTTCGCGCGCATCCGGTTCGCGAACGTGTGGCGCATCCGGTGTGCGTGAAATCCGGCCACTCCTGAGGCGGCCCGCACGCTCCGGTTGAACGATCCCGGGGCGTTCGGTGAGCGATCGAACAGTCGCCCGATCCGGCCGCGGATCTCGTCCGCGAGCTCCTGATCGAGCGGCACCCGCACCACTCGCCCGGTCTTCTGCGCCACCAGGACGAGCGCGGCGCCGTCGAAGTGCGTCCGATCGAGCCCGCACAGGTCGGAGAACCGGAACCCGCTCCCGATGCCCAGCCGGCACTGGAAACCGAGCTCGCCCGGGATCGCGCACACCGCGCGCGCCTCTTCGGGCAGGAGCGGCCGTGCGAGACGCTGCGGAACCCGCGGCATGAGCGCTCGATCGAACGGCGTCCGATCCAGTCGCCCGGTGCGCACGAGGAACAGCAGCAGGCCCCTCAGATCTCCCATCAGGTGATGCACCGTCTGCGCCGCCAGCCCCTGCGTGTCGAGCCAGAGCCGGTACTCGCTCAGGCGCGCGTAGCCGAGAGAGGCCACGCGGTCGAAGCCGAGGAACCGGGCGAGGTACTTCTCCGCTCGCGCCAGAACGATCGCCCGGCCTCGAGCGGAGCCGTGCGAGACGGAGAGCTGCGTCTCGCACCACACCGCGATCGCCTGGGCAACCGTCGTTGTCGCGGGCGCGCCCCCCTGCGCGCGCACCTTCTTGAGGTTCGCCTGCGCCTCGATGAGCGTCGTGCCCATCTTGCGCTGCCGGGGCTCGCCGTCCACGCGAACCCAGGCGTGCCAGCCGTCGCGTCCCTTGCGGCGGTAGAGGCCACGCTGTCGTCTCATGCTGGTCCCTTTCGGGTCGAGAGCCAGCGCTCGAACTCTCCCGGGTCGTAACGTACCCGCCGGCCGATCCGGTAGCAAGGCAGGCCCTCCTCGCGGAGGAGGTCGTAGACCTTTTTCGCGGGGATCTTGAGGATTGCCGCGATTTCCGAGGCACTCAGCAGCGCGGTGGCGGGCTTCACCTGGGCGCCTATCCCCTGCTCCCGCCGAACATGCGCTCGACCATGTTGGCCTGGCCCAGGAGGTGCGACGCCTCGCCCGCATAGTCGACGACCACGACGTCGAGCGCGATCTCAAGGACGTCCAGCTCCCAGAACAGGTTCGCATAGGCGGCCATCTTGTCCTCGGACACCGGGCTCGTGACCTCGACCTCGACGAAAGCGAGGACGGTCTTGCCGCTCTCCACCTCGGAGTAAAACATCCAACCGTCGGGAACGACCCTCGCCTCTTTGATCTCCTCCAGGGAATCGTCCTCGAGCGCGCAGCTCCACTCCTCGTCGTTCTGGACGGCGCTCAGGAGGGTCGCCATCCATCCGCGGCTGGACCATCCGCGCGCGTACAACTGCGCGACGAGCTCGCGATGCCTGGCGCCACCGTCGTAGAGCCGAACCTGTTTGCGTTTCACGTCGAGCCCTCCCGCCGCGCGTCGATGTACGCCCGAATGTCTTCGGGGGCGAATAGCACGCGGCCGTCCATCTTGTGCCGCGGGATCTCCCCGAGCAGCGCCTTCTGCCGCACGCGCTGAGGCGTGATCCGGAGCAACTTCGCAACCTCGTCGGTCGTCAGCATGTGGTCGCGAGGAATGTCGATGCCGGGGTCGTGGGTCACGCGCTCATCCGTTCCCGCCCGAGCGCCCCTTGATCGGCAGCCCGAGCCTCTTGAAGCCGTTGTAGAGCGGCGCGAGGCTGACGCCCGCCTCCTGGCACAGGTCGGACGATCGCTCGCCTGCCATGTAACGCGCGTGGATCTCCGTGATCTCCGAATCGGTGAGCGACGGCCGTCGACCGGACCCCCCCCTCGGCTTCTTCGTGGCGACCGCGTCCGCCTTCGACACGCCGGGCGGCAGGCGCTTGACCGGGACCTCCTTGGTCTGCGCTGTCTTCGCCGGCGGGTCGGTGAAGCCCGCCGCAAGATCGTCGCGGGCGACACCGCGCGCCTTGCGCGCCGCGCGGGTCGCGAACTTGACCCCGGCGAGGACCTGCTTGCGCGTGGGCTCCGCCTTCTCTGCCTCGAGCGCGCGCACGAGCTCGGCCGCGTCACCTGCGCTATCGCACCGGATCTCGATCCCTGAGACGGTCAGCGTGAACATCAGTCCTCCGCGAGGAAGTGAAACGGCGGGGCCACCGTCGCGCACATCTCATGCGCGGCTTCGAGTGCGACTTGCAGACGATCGAGCACCGCCCGGCCCTCGGTCCCGAATAGAGATCCCATCGCGAATGGCTCGCCGCTTCCGAGAGCGGCGTACTCGCGCGTCGTCTCTCCGACCTGATAGTCGCTCTCGATGCAGAACAGGCGGCCGCGCACCGCGATGAGGAAGTCTCCGCCGCGCTCGGCGTCGTCGTGCTTCGTCGCGTATCCGCCTTCCTTGAAATTGGTGCGCACCGCCGGGACGAGCTCCTTGACCATCCACGTCGGCAGGTCCTCATCCGGCAGGAGCTTCGGGACGTCGAGGTTGAACTCGAGCAGATCCGCCATCCGGAAGCTGCCGCAGTAGCCGATGAGCAGCGGCCCCTTCTTGAACAGCTTCGGCCGCGTGCGCGCCTGCTTGCGCCAGCCGTCCGTCCCGATCGAGTCGCATCCCATGTGCACCTTGCCGCCGTCCTTGATCGCAACGATGCAGGTCACGCCGATTCCTCCGGGTTGGTCCTCGTCCGCAGCTCGAACATCTCCACCAGGTCAGGACAGCTCGCGACGATCTCGCGCGCGTAGTAGGCCGTCAGGTGGTCGTTCATGTGGAAGCCCGCGCTGTCGAGCGGCTTGGGACCTCGCCGCCAGCGCATCCGCTCCCAGATCGCGCGAATGCCCAGCTTCTTCCATCCTCGCGCCCGCGCCTCCCGCGCCGCCGCCACGAGCTCATCGAAGACCTGCGGATGCGCGCGGCGGTGTTCGAGGTATTGCGCCTCGTACTTTCCCGCGGGCGTCCACAGCGTCAGCTGCGCCTCGCCGCGGGGGTGGGCGACGTTCTGGCGGAGACTGCTCACCCGAACATCTCGGACGTCGCGGTGTCGACCGGCTTCGACTTGCGAGCACCGACCGGCGGGGCCGGGCACTCGCAAATCGCCGTCTTCCGGTCGCGGTTGAGTTGCGCGGCCAGCGCGATGCGCGCCTTGTGCGGCTGACGCTCGTAGCGCCCACCATCGCCCGTACACTTCTCGTCGACGGGCTCCTTGCATGTCGGGCACGCCACCAGCAGCGCCGGGTGCTCGGTGTAGACCGAGAGGCCCTTGCAGTCGTCGCACTGGTAGATCCACGAGGCGCGCCAGTTCACAGCCCCACCCTCCCGATCACATGCAGCGCGAGCCCCGCAACCCCGAACGCCACCAGCGTCAGGAGAACGGCCACGAGGCAGACCGCGCCGTATTCGACAGGCTCGTGGTTGCTCATGAGCGCGATCCCTCCCGGCACGTCGCGGCATTGTGTCCGACGCCCTTGCATCGCGAGCAGCGGTAGTAGCCAACGCGACCTTGAATCCGTCGCTGAGGAACGGGCGTCGCGTCGCTGCGCAATCTCTCCGCGGCCAGTCGAAGGTGCTCCGACAGCCGATCGTTGCCGACGATTCTGGACGCGACCATGCACGCATGACCAAGACGCGAGTCGTCGATCTCGGGAGATCGTGCGGTCAACCACCACGGCTCGCGAATCACGGCAATCCCCCAGTCCGCAACACGAGCCCGACAAGCACCGCCCCGACCCCGAGAATGACCACCGAGCGCCAGAGCCGACGGGCACCCTTCGCGGAGTCGTAGCCGCTGGCGACGAGGGCGGCGATGATGAAGGGCGCCGCCACCGCGATCGCGATGAGCGCGTGGCGGGTCACAGCGCCGCCCCCGCGTCCGCATCCACGCCGACACTGAGGTAGAAATCGTTCGCGATCGCCCACGCCTTGACCTGATCGCGATACCACTGCGGGAATTCCTCGGGCTCGCGCATCTCGCACACGAAGATCGCTTCGCGCTTGTCGGCCATCTTCACCACCTGACGGAACATGGTCGCGTCGATCAGGTGCCGCTCCATCGTGTACTGGTTGTTGTTCGGGCTCTGCTCCCACCACATGCCATTGGTGCCCATCACGCCGTCGGTGATCTGGAATTGCTGGCCGAGGACGAGCTTGCCCGCCAGTCGGATCGTCGACGCGATCCCGGACATGACCCGATCCCACGGCGGCGTCGGGTTCGCGAGCGGCGTGAAAATGTCCCAGTGGATACCGTCGAACGGCCCGGCCTTCTCGATCCACAGCGGGATTAGCTCCGAGGCGAGCCCGCGCTTCGTCAGGTCGATCCCCTGGGTGTAGTAGCCGTTGGGCTCGATGCCGAGGATGCCCGGCATGATTGCGCCGTAGTGGTCGGCGAGGTCGTGCACCGCCAGGTTGAGCGGGTGCGGGTCCACCTCGCCATCGGGCGTGAAGTGGAGCGTTCCGGAGAGAGAGACGAGGACGCGGCCCTTGGGATTGCCGAGAGTCGGGCGCGAGGTCAGGGTGCTTGAGACGACGTAGAGGTCGGCGAGCTTCGTCGTATCGGGAACTCCGCGGGCGTCGTAGATGGCGCGAAGGCTCACGCGACCTCCTTCACGGCCGCCATGCGGTGGATCAGGGCGATCGCCGACTGCTGCAGCGCAGCGGTCGGCGGAGCGAGGGCGTCCCGCGCTGCGTCCCGCGCTGCGTCCCGCGCTGCGTCCCGCGCTGCGTCCCGCGCTGCGTCCCGCGCTGCGTCCCGCGCTGCGTCCCGCGCTGCGTCCCCCGCTGCGGCCCCCGCTGCGTCCCCCGCTGCGTCCCACGCTGCGTCCCCCGCTGCGGCCCACGCTGCGGCCCGCGCTGCGGCCCCCGCGCGCTGCGCTTCGCGCAGCGCCGGGAGCGCCAGGTCGAGCGCGCCGGTCGAGTCGATCTCGGGCAGCGCGCGCAGGTTCGCCGCGTGCGGCTTACAGCTTTCCACGAGGTCGAGCCACGTCGGCGTGAACTCGCGCACCATCCAGTCGAAGGCCATCCACGAGCGCCGCATCTCGACCGCCTCCGTCGAGCGCGTGTTCAGGATCACCGGGATCAGCGGCCTGAGCAGGCGCGTCCGAGTCTCGTCGTCCGGCAGCGCGTCATTCCACGAGCGCAGGAACCGGGCGATCACCGGGCAGACGCACTGGGGGTGATCGGAGAATTCCTCGCCGGCGACGTAGGCGGCGGCTTCCATGACGCACATCCCCGACTGCGGCCGTGCGTGCGATCCGTACTTGAGCACGATCTCATCGAGGATCAGGGCGCGCGCCATGTCAGTGCGCCCCCGACGCCGAGTCGAAGTTCATCGAGGTCTGGACCTCTGGCAGCTCCTTGAGCTGGACGTACAGCTCGTAGCGGCGGCCCTTCAGGATCCCGGCGCGGAGCACTTCGGCGATCGTCTCGTCGATGTCCTTGATCGCAATCTTCGCGGGCGACTTCTCGACGGTCTCGATCAACTCGGCCGAGAGCGTCGGCGAAATGCTCTCGCCCTTGGGCGGCTCGACGATCAGCTTCGAGCAGCGCACGTTGAGCGAGAACTCGCAGGCCGCCATCTCCTTCTTGGGCATGTCATCCTCCGTGTGTGACGTTGGCCGCGCTCGCCCGCCGTTGGTGGCCGGAACCCGTGCCGGGCTACGGTGAGCGGATAGAGCGCGGCGCTACACCTCTGTGATCGAGACGCCCATCGCTCTGAGCACCTCGCGCTTCAACCAGTACAGCCGGTACACCGGGTCCTTCGTGTCCTTCCTGCCCTTCACGTCCACGAGCTCGACGCGGCCGTCCATGTGCGTGACCTCGAAGTCGGGGCGGTAGTACATGCGGCGCCCGCTCGGGCCGACGAGCTGAACGTTGCCCGCCTTGAGGTAGACCGAGGCGCCCTTCGTCCAGGTGAAGATCTCGCCGGCCGCCGCGCGCACGTCGAGCTGGGCGGCGTAGCGCGCTTCCTTCTTCGAGTCGTAGGATTGGCCGCGGTACACCTCGCGCACGTTGCGCATCTTGTTCCGCGTCCGTGGGAACACCGTTCCTCCGTGAAGTACCTCGCGACGCCCGCAGGACTCTGTGCCTTGCCTTGCACCCCATCCGCGTCGACGGCGCCGCGATATCAAGTTGTCCCAGCGGCCCCAGCATCCAGTGGCGCCCCTTCGAGAAGCGTGGCGCGTGGAGCCGGGACCGCCGTGGAGTGCTACTTCTTCGGCTGCCTCGTGTTCTTCGCCTTCGTCTCGAGCAGAATGCCGTGGAGCAGCTCGAGCTTGTTGATCGCCATCATGTCGGTCAGCGCCGCGATGCCCGGCTCGATCCCCAGGCGGGCCGCCATCTGGCCCGAGAGCGTCACGCCGCGACCCTCTGCCCAGATCCCGAGCTCGACCGCGATCGCGTGGACGCGCTGCGACAGCACGGTCCCGTCCGAGTCCTGCCCCGGCGCCTCCTCACCTTCATCGAACGGCAATCGGTCGTCCCCGGCGGCCGGTTCCGGGGACGGCGCGGAGACGACGCCCCCTTCCCCGACCGCCGCCGCTTCGCTCTGCCCATCCTTGGGCGCGGGGGGAGCCGTCTGCTGCTTGATCTGATCCTTGACCGACTCGGCGCGGCTGGTCGGCGCGGGCGCGCCGTTGGGCGTCTCGGGATCGGGGTCGAACCAGTCGACGACCTGCGACATGCCGTCCTTGAGCGAGTTGAACACCTTGCCCAGGTTCGCCATGAGCGCCGGGGTAATGGTCTCGACTCGGCGCTGAATGCGGCGCTCGAGCTGCGACTTCGTGACGCCGACCTCGGCGAACGCGGCCACCATCGAGGCGATCTTCTCCGGCGTGACGTTGATCTTGGTCCGCATCGTCAGCTCGCACTGCTCGACGGCGGCCTCCTGCACGTCGATCGGGATCACCGAGAGGATGCAGGCCCGCTTCCGCCGCGCGCCGGAGTTGGCGATGGTCTCGTAGATGTCCCGCTCGTCGGTCAGGGCGTAGCCGCCCTTCTTCGTGTCGCGCCAGTGCTTGACCTGAAACCGCTTCTCGTCGCGGAAGTTGGTCTCCAGGTCCCACGCATAGGCGAGGCACTCGGAGTAGCCGTTGAGCCGCGACAGTTCGGTGACGCCGGTCAGGATGTTGCCCCAGCCGCGCGCGAGCTCCTCGGCGAGCCGGATCGACGGGCCGGTGATGTCCTGGCCGCCGCGGGCGTACTGGTAGATCGACCGCTCGGCGAGCCCCTCGCGCGAGCAGTTGTTCAGGATCAGGTCCATCGCCCGGCGCGGATCGCGCGGCTCCCGCTTGGCGATGATCATGGCGGCCTGCACCTCGGCCACTTCGCGCTGGACGAGCGCGGCCTGCGAGGCCATCTGAGGCGCGGCGGCGATCGGCGCGGAGCCGAAGGGGTTGCTGGTCTGCGGCGAGAGCGTGCTCATCGGGAATCTCCGTTCGACTTGAGGAGGAAGCGGCGGCTCGGCTCTCCGAGGCGCGTGAATTGTTCGGCGATGTCGGGGTGCTGGTTGCGGAGCGCGGCGGTGTCCAGGCGCGCGACCGGCTTCGATGCCTTCCACGTCGCCAGCACGTCGCGGCCGTTCACCAGCGTGTCGGCGTGGCCCATGTGCGCCTTGATCGCGGTCTCGATCTGCTCGATCTCGTGCTCGAGCAGCGTGGATGCCTTCTTGGCCGCCGCGAGCGCGGCCACCGCGCCGACGACCTCGAACGACGCCTGCACTCGCAGGTCCTGCGAGGCGCGCCCGTAGAGCGCGAGCACGTCCCGCGCGTTGACCGGGGCCGGCGGCTCGGCGCGCTCGATTCGGCGCCACAAGGCCGACTCGCGATCGACCAGCAGCTCCTGCAACTCGACGTCGGCGTGGACCTCGTAGATGCGGAAGTCAGAGCCCGCGACCAGCACGGCCACGTCGGCGACGGTGAGCCCCGTCACCAGCATGTTGTGCTGCACCTGGACGAGGTATTCCTGCGGGATCTCGCCCGATCCCGGCTCGCCCCAGCCGTGGTCGTGGCGCGTGTTCTTCGCCTCGAACAGGCGGCCGTCGTCGGTCACGCCGTCGGGATGGCAGAGGATGAATGGGATCGCGTTGTGTCGGAGCGTCTGCTCGGGCAGGCGCACGATCCGGCCGGTCTCGTCGGAATACTTCTGCCGGATGACGGGCTCGAGCAGCTCGCCCCACTTCGTGTACTCGTTACCCTCGAATGCGGGCGCCTCGCCGCGCTTCTCGAGGTAGACGTCGAGCGGCGAGCGCCAGCGCGAGACGCCGCAGGCGGCGGCAGCATCGGAGCCGCCGAGGCCGGAGCGGCGGGCGTCGACCTGCGCGTCAGTGAGCACGCCCCACCTCCTTCGCTTCCATGTCGACGTTGTCCTCGAACCTCGCCCGCGCCCGCTCGTCGGCGGCGCGGTGCTCCTCGTTGTCGCACCCGGTGCCCGCGCACGTGCACGGCGGCATCCCCGTCGTCGGGATGAACTGCGAGCCGATGCAGCGCGGGCAGGAGGAGCACGTCTCGTCGGAGACCTGGCAGTAGGCGTCGGGGTTTCTCACCGAGCCACCCGCTCGTCCACGCCCACCATCGAGCGCCGCGTGTTCGAGAGGTAGTCGAACGCTTCGACCCACGCGAGGAACACCATCGTGTCGCGCACGCGGCAGAGCAGCGCGAGCTCCTGATCATTCCGGAGCCCGGCGTGCACCACGGGCTCGATCACGAGCTGGTCCTTCTTGAAGTGCCGGCCGAGCTCGGTCCGGAGCTTCACGAAGTCGAGCGCCAGGGCGGCGGTGCACTCCGAGGGGAATTCGGCGATCTGGTCCGAGTAGAGCTTCGGCAGGCCGAAGTCGGGCATCTCGGGCCGGTTGTTGCGGCGCAGCGCGACCTGCGTCTCGCGCACGACGACGCGGAACGTGACGATCGGGCGAGGCTGGACGGCTTTCACTTCCGGGAGCGGGGCACCGTCGCCGCAGTTGGGATGAGAGATCGTGCTCACAGGGCACCGCCTTCGGCCTTGGCGATCGCAGCGGCCTGCAGCTTCTCGATGGCCGCCAGTTCGGCCTTCGCCGCCTCGAGATTCGCGCGGGCGATCGTCTTGTATTCCGCGGTCAACGTTCGGGTCGAATCATTGATCCGGGCGCGGTTGTCCGAAATCTCCGACCGAAGGAGCCCGGCGCGGTGGTTCAGCTTGAGCGCGGCGAGCAGATCGGGCGCTGCGGCGATCAGGCGGGCGTTGGCCTCGTCTTCGCAGAGCCCGTTGCCCAAGACCTCAGCGACGGGGACAGCCAGTCTGGGCGAGCGAATCGACCGCCAGCCCCGATTGTCCTTCTCGGATGCCGTCCACGGCCCGGGCGTGTGCTTCGCAGTCTTCGGGGATTGCTTCAAGGCGGGTTGCTGCATGGCGTCCTCCATGAGAAAGAGACGTTCACCTCTGCTGCGTTCACCAACGCAACGTGACGAATCTAGAACAATCGTAGACACATCGCAAGTGAAAAATACAAATGGCGCGGGACAGAAAATCGGGTAGGGTGGCGGGGCTTAGAAAATCGCGCGGAGCTGCGGCTCTTTGGCCTTCCGGCGCCTGATGGTTTCCACAACGGCCGAACGCACGGTCGTTGAGTCGACGGACCAGACGGCGGCGAGGCGCGCAACCAGGCTGGGGCTCGGGTGTGCTTTCCCGAGCTCGATCGCTGAGATATGCGCCTGCGTCACTCCGACCGCGCGGGCCAGATCCGTCTGGGTCATCAGGTTTCCTCGTCTGTCCGCGACGGCTCCAACAATGCCGCCGCGAGCTTCGCCGAGCTGGATTCGCAGTTCCGCGAGCGAGTAGGCGCTCGTGCGGATCAACGGCCCTCCCATGATCGGGCTGGGCTGGGACGCTACAACAAAAGACAACCCGCGCCAAGTGGTGACTTGACGCGGGCTTGGAGCATGGAGGCTGGTGCTCATGACACCGAACCCCGGACGGAACCGTACCCGAATGGCCGCGTCCCGGTCAAGCGCCCGGCGCGCGTGAGCGATCCGCGCAGGCGCGCCGTTCCCGCGGAAACGCTCTCCCGGACGAAGGTTGACCTCGCCCGCGGCCTGCTCGAGCCCAAGCACCGCAAGCAGCTCGGCGAGGCGTGGCACCTCTACCTCAACCTGCTGGATCGAAAACCCCCCAAATCCGCATGGGTCTACGGCCGGCGCCGGGTCACGATCTCGACCCTGGCGATCATGGAGCACGTCGACGAGCGCACCGCCCGGGCGTGGCTCCATCGCCTCGAAGCCCAGGGCTACGTCACGGTCCAGCGGTTTCCGGGCTACGCCCCGAAGGCGGGAATCCGCATCCATATCTCGAAGCCGAAGGACTGGGTCGGGGGCGAGATGAAGCTCCTGCGCGAGCAGACGCCCGCCCCGCGCACGCCATCCGAGTGACCTACGGTGCAATGGGAGGTCATGACCTACGGTGCAATGGGAGGTCACTCGGTCGCACAAGGATGCACCGCAGAGAGTTGCAGGTTCCCTTCCCTAGATTCTGACTCTCCCGAGAGAATAGAAGACTCTGTAGTAGTTACATGATGGGTGGCGTGACGGCGTTCACGGCAGGGCGCAATGCGCCTGACCACAGAACCAGACCCGAACCCTGCCCCCACAAACGCGCACAAATGAGCCAGCCTCGGACGCTGCGACGATCTCCACCCCACTTGACTCCGTAGCCATACGCTCCGAAGATCGCGGCCCACCGTCGAAATTTGGAGGTCCAACCCATGCCGAAATCCAGCCTTATCGAAGAGCCAACCGCCAGCCAGCTCGCGAGCGAGTGCGGGATCACGACCAACATGCTCCTGTTTGAACTTGGACGCCTCGCATCATTCGACCCTGGCGGCGACGCCGCCATCGTGAAAGCAATCGACCAATTCAGCGGCGAAACGGGGATCGGCCGTCGGGCTGCGAGCGGGATCCGAATCAGGTATGGGATCGTCGACGAAGCCGCCAAGCTTGCGCGCGACCGAGGGGTGTAGCCGTGCGAATCCTATCCCTCATCGCCGCCCTAATCCTGACGAACTCCCCCGCCCTGGCGAAGACCGACGCCGAGAAGGCTGCGGAGCGCGCCGCAAAGGACTCGGTGGCAACCGCAAAGCAGCTCGCGAAGGTCGCGGCGGCCGAGGAGGCGAAGCGGCCGGCGAGCGTCGTGATCGCCAGCAACAATGTGCAGCGGATTCAGGGCGCCATGGTCGCCAGGCTGTCCGAGAACGGCTGGAACCCGACCCGCAAGGACGAATTTAGCGCCACCTTCGAGCAGCCGCTGAAGCCGACGATCGGCAATATCCTGTCTCTCGGAACCAGATCGAGCGCGAAGACGATGGCCACCTTCACCTTCATCGCGGTCGACGGCGGTACTCGAGTGCTGAACAGCGGGATCGACATCGTCGCGGATCCGGGTTCGTACAAGGAAACGCACCACGACTACACCCTCGACCCGGGGTCAAAGGCGAAGGTGCAGGCGTTGCTCGACCAGGTGAAGACGACGATGGATTCCGCACCACACCCCGATTCCAGTTCGACTCCAACCCGCTAGCACCGCCTCCAATCCCATAGCTTTCACGAACGCCCCGCTGTAGCCTGCCGCGGTGCCATGGCGCGCCGCTGATCTCCTCGCAACCTGACCCCGTTGCAATCCTCGCGCGTTCAGCGTATGGGCCCCGCCGTCCCGTCCCCGGGATGGAGGGTCCACGTGAGCGAAGAGCCTCGCCCGACGAACAAGTGCCGCTGCTGCCAGGCCGGGATCCCTGCGAAGAGCGACCCCGCGTTCGGTTTCAAGCGCCGCGTCGAGCGCCGGCTCTGCACCGCGTGCTCCCACCTCTCGTGCATGTCGATCCGCCGGCGTACCGGGCGGCCGCACAGCCAGTGCCCCGGGAACACGCGGGCGAGGATGCCGGAGCGGACGTTCGAACCTCTTCAGGAGCAGGCCCGTGCCGTCGCGTAAGACCGGCGTCGACCCCGCCAAATCGACGCGCCCCAAGGGGGGTAAGCGTGCGGCTGCCGGCCGGCCGAAGAAGCCGACCACGAGCGAGAAGAAAATTCTCGACCGGGCGCGCTCCCGCGGCCGGCGGCACATGGATCAGGTTATGCGTGACTGGATCCGCGAGATGAAGGCGACGAAGCACGTTTACGGCCCCCGCGGCGAGATCGTGGGTACCGTGCCGGACTTCGCGACGCGCCAGGAGGCGAAGCGCCAGATCGCAGACCGCTGCGGATTCCGCTTCGACCCGAAGGAGGCGCCGCCCGATCTCGGCAACGCCCTGGTCAGCGCCCTCTCCCGCGTCGAGGAAGCCCTGGGCCCCGAAGATGACGAATGACCGTGCGCGCTCTACCGCCCCTGCTGCGCGAGTCGCTGGGACCCAAGGACCAGGAGCGCCTGCGCACCGGCCTTGGCCGCATCCGGAGCGATCCGGTCGCGGCCGCCATTGCGCTCCGCGGCTGGGTGCCGCATCCGGCCCAGCGCGAGGTTCTCAGGCGACTCGACGTGCGCGAGGGCAAGGTCAAGCTGGGGATCGTGAATGCGGGCACGGGCTGGGGAAAGACGGACGTCATCGCCGAGCTTCATTCGGAGGTCGCGGAGTCAAAGAAGGGTGTCGCGTGCCTCGCGGCTTCCCGCTCCCAAGAGCAGGCGAACCTCGCGATCAAACGGCTTATCGCGTACTGGACTTCCAATCCGGTAGCTCTATCTATGCTCGACGACATCGTGTACTCGCCGTATCCGACCGTGTACCTCAAGGGCGGCAGCTACATCACGGCACGCACGACCAAGGACGACTGCCAGAATCTTCGCGGACCCGAGTGGGACTTCGTCACGCTCGACGAGATGTCGTTCGGTTCGGAGTTCGCCTGGCACTTCCTGACGACCCGCGTGCGCAAGTCGAACGGGCCGGTGATCGGGTTCAGCTCGCCGCAGGAGGAATGGTACGAGGATCTCTACAACGAGTTCGACGAAGCGAGGCTCGGCGGGGACGAAACGCTCTACGCCTACTCGGGCCCAGCGACCGAGAACCCGTGGCTGCATCCCGAGTACTTCGAGCGCATGAAAGCGCGCCTGCCGGACATCCTCTACCGGCAGGAGGTGCTCGCGGAGTTCGTGGGCTCGAATGTCCACACGTTCCGCAAGGAGCACCTGCTCAAGATCTTCGACGCCGGCCTGCCGGTCTCGACCCGGCCGGTGTCGGGGCACAAGTACGGCCAGGGCTGGGACATGGGCGTCGAGTCGACGGCGGGCGTGGGCTATGTCTGCGATGTGACGGCCCGCGACCTGATCATCGGCGTGCACGGCGAGCGCCACGAGAACACGACGTGGCCGCACCTGCAGCGGCGCGTCGAGACGAACGTGCGTGACTACCGCGGCCGCAAGGCGATCGACTACACGGGTGTGGGGAACGCCGCCGGGCAGAACCTGCGTGTGCACGTACGTCCTGAGGAGAAGATCGTCTTCAGCCCGACCGTACGCTACGACCTGTGCGTCGAGGCGATGAAGTTCGTCGAGGAGCACGCCGACCGACCCTCGGGACTCACCTCGCTACTGCTTCCAGCGAACGGCCCGTGGGCGCCGCTGCGTGACGAGATGAGGAAGCACAAGCTGTCGCTGGCGAAGAAGAAGGACTCGAAGTCGTTGAAGGATCGCGCTGGAATGAAGTGGGACTCGCTCGATGCGTTCCTGCTCATGTGTCACGCCGCGAACATGGCGCTGAAGTACTCGGGATCTCGATTGGAGGCCGCGTGAGCCGGCAGAGGCGAAGCCGCAGGGAGGCGCTCGGAGCGTCGGCCGTCATGGGCCTGGGCGAGAAGCTGATTGGCCTCGGCGAAGGGCTCCTCGCGTGGTTCGACTACCGCGGCGCAATCACGAGCTCGAGCTCCGAGGCGGCGCGGCCCTACATCGGGCCCGACCTCATGAAGTGCGTGGCCACGATCCCGACCGTCTACCGCTGCGTTATGCGGAAGGCGACCGACAAGTCCCGCGTGCCGCTCCTGATCGGCCGCATGTCGAAGTCCGGCGAGCGGACGCCGATGGATCCAACCATCGAGGGCTCCCCGGCGCGCCTCTTCCGCAGCGTCAACGACACCGAGGGCCCGGCCTCGTTCCGCGCACGGCTCGATGCCTGCTTCCAGCTCACCGGCGACGGCATGGTCGAGCTCGAGTACCTCGGCACGTCGCGCCCGCGCGAGATGTGGCTCATGCAGCCGAACAAGACGACGATCATCAAGGGCGCCCGCAGGAAGCCCCTGCGCTATGAGTACAGCCCCGACGGCCAGCCCGAGCGACGCATCCTTATGCCTGAGCAGGTGTTCCACACCCGTATGGTGAACCCGGCCGACGACTGGCGCGGGCTCACGTGGCTCCGCTCAACCCAGATCTTCGCGTGGCTCGAAGACCAGATCGCCAAGTACAACACCGAATTCCTCGCCCATGGCGGCGTCCCGCCAGGCTGGATTTCCTTCGACGATCACGTCGACCAGCTCGAGCGCCCGGACCTCAAGAAGGAGATCCAGGAGATCACCTCCGGGCGCGGTAACCGCAAGCGCGTGGGCGTGCTCTGGGACGGCGCGAAGTGGGTCCCCTCCGGCATCTCCCCCGCCGAGGGCGAGTTCATCGAGCTGCTCGAAACCTCGAAAGAGCAGATCGCCTCGGCCGCGGGCGTCCCGCCGATGTACGTCGGCGACCTGAGGGAGGCGTCCTATGCGAACGCCAGCGAGCAGAAGGAGATGTACTGGTTCAACACCATCATCCCCGAGCTCGAGATGCTCGCCCAGGACATCACCGAGAACGTCTTGTGGCGCCTCTGGGGCGACGAGAACCTGGTCGCGTGGTTCGACTACGAGAAGGTCGAGGCCATCCAGGACCTGAGGCTCAAGCGGGCGCAGTCGCTCGTCGCGCTGGTCTCGGGCGGCCTCCTGACGCAGAACGAGGCCCGGATCGAGATCGGCAAGCCGCGCGCCACGGGCGGCGACACGCTCTACGCGCCGCAGATCCTCGCCCCGACCGGCACGGTCTCCCAGCCGCTGCCGCCCGCGCGCGCCGGCCGCGCCCAGCCCAAGGCGTGGATCGACGACCCCGTGCGGCACGAGAAGCGCATGGAGCGTGAGCGTGACATGGAGTCGTTCGTGCCCGAGATCGAGCGCCTGTTCGTCGACCTCGCCACGCGCCAGGAGAAGCGCCTCGTGGCCTCGCTCGAGAAGGCGGGCACGACGCGCACCAAGGACTCGTTCGACGTCGAGCTGCCCGACGAGGAGTTCGAGGCCGTGCTCCTGCAGGCGTACGCCCGCATTGTCCATGAGCGCGGCCAGAGCGCCATGGCCGAGGTGGTCGACGACCCGGACTTCCTCGCCAGCGTCCCCGGCGTCACCTCGTGGATGGAGCGCACCGCGGCGCGCGAATCGAAGCTGATTGGCGAAAGCGCTCGTCAGCAGGTGTCGGACCTCTTCGCCCGCGCCAATGACGAGGGCCTGACGACGACGGAGATCGCCAGCGACCTCGTCGCCCTGTTCGACCTGAGGCGCTCCGAGGCCCTGAGGATCGCATGGACCGAGACCGGGACCGCCTACAACGCCGCGACCGACTTCGGCTGGCGCCAGAGCGAGGTGGTGACCGGCGAGGAATGGATCTCCTCGCGCGACTCGTTCGTGCGCTCGATCGACGCCGGAGACGAGTTCGATCACGCCGCGATGGACGGCGTCCAGATCGGACTCGATGAGGAGTTCGTCGTGCCCGGCAAGAAGGGCGACGAGGCGATCCCCTACCCGGGCGAAGGCTCGGCCGGCAACCGCATCAACTGCCGCTGCACGATCCTGCCCGTTGTCGACCAGGCGGCGAAGCGCGCGCGCGAGTCGCGCAGCAAGTCGACCGAGATCGTCCTGTCGGGCGACTTCGACGCGCTGTTCGCGGAGCCGTCCGCGGCCTGATTCCAGATTTCCTGTTGACAACCTCCGGAGTTCAGCGTTTGGGGCGCGCGTCCCTTTGGGAGGTGCGCGTTGCTCCGGAAGATCTTCGCCTGCGAGGTCAAGGCTGCCAAGGACGGGTCCAACGCGACCACGTTCTCCGCTCTCGTGTCGACGCCGTCGGTCGATTCCGATGGCGAGACCCTCGATCCGCTCGGCTGCGAGCTCGACCCCGGCTCCCCGGTCCTCTACGGCCACGATTACTGGTCCCTGCGCGCCAATATCGGCGTGCTGGACCGCGCCGAGACCAGCGCCGAGCGGGTGATCAACTACGGCACCTTCGACGACGACATCCCCGAGCACACCGACGCGATCATCGCGGCCTCCAAGGCCCGCAAGAAGCGCCTGCAGAAGCAGTCCGTGGGCTTCATTCCCAAGGTCGTCCAGCGCCCGACCGGCGAGGTGATCACGCTCGCCGCCGGGCAGTGGATCTACAGCGAGCCCGGCACGCGCTACCTCAAGTGGCTGCAGTGCGAGCTGTCCTTCGTGCCCGTGGGTTCGAACCCCGACACCGATCTCTTGAGCGCGCGCGGGCACGGCGGGCCCGAGTCCAGGGGCCTGCGCGACCTGATGCGCAAGGTGCTCGAGGAGCTGGCGGTCGATGACGAGTTCCTCGATCGCCTGAAGGCCGCGCGCGAGCGCACGAAGTCGGCCGCGTCGTCGCCGGCCACGCCGGCCCTTCCCACCCCGGAGGCGGCCCCGGCTGCTGCCGGAGGCGGATCGGGCGCGGCCGGCACCATCGTCGACGAGATCGACGCCCTGCTCGCCGGCGAAGAGCCCGCGCGGGTGGCGGGCGAGACGGACGACCCCGAGCGCCTGGCTGCGGCTGTCGCGGCCGCAGCGCGCGCCACCACCGACATCGACGAGTTGTTCGACACGGAGCCCGCGCCGGAGACGGCCGGTACCGGGGCCGAAGGGTAGCGCCCCAAACCTGATCCGGGTGCTACCCGGCATCGCACGGAGGAAACCAGTGAGCCAGATCCTGATCGACACCACCAGCAAGGCCACGCTCAAGAGCTCGATGGAGGCCGCGCTCGCCGCGAGCGAGTCCAAGCGCAAGGAGCTCTCGGACAAGGTCGCGCTGTTCGCGACCCAGCACGCCGAGGTCATCGAGCGTCTCGGCAAGGCCGACGGTGATCGCGACGAGCAGGTGAAGGCCCTGCGCGATCTCAAGGTGCTCGTGGGCGACATGAACCGCACGCCGACGCTGGACGGCAAGAAGCGCCGCATCCCGGTGTCGAAGGAAGCCTTCCTGCAGTACGGGATGCAGGCCATCCACCAGGCGAAGTCGGTCGTCAAGTCGACGGTCCACCCGTGGGGCACGACCTTCGAGACCGACGAGGACGACGTCTTCGAGCAGTGGAAGACTGCGGGCGACGACGTGCGCCTGACCGCCATGCTCATGGGGATCAAGGACCTCGGCCGGATCGAGCAGCTGAAGATCTTCCGCGGGCCCTACCTCGACGCCTGCAAGGCGGTCGAGCCGATCCTCAAGGAGGCGTTCGACACGGGCGACGCCGGCGCGGGTCTCGAATGGCTCGCCCAGGACATGTCCGAGCAGCTGATCGAGATGATCCGGATCGAGCGCGTCCTGGCGGCCTACTTCCAGGAAGTGCCGATGCGCCACGGCTCGCTGCGCTTCCCGACGTGGCTGACCGACCTGCAGGCGTTCCTGATGACCGAGAACACCGGCGACTCGGATACGCCCGCGATCGGCGACGGCCTCAACACGCGCGACATCACGTCGAAGTACGACCTCGCCGCCAAGGCTGTGGGCGTCGCGATCAAGATGTCGAAGTTCCTCGTCGAGGACGCCGCGATCGAGGAGCTGCCGTGGGCTCGTCACGCGATCGTCGAGACGCTCGGCGAGGCCGAGGAGGAGATGATCCTCAACGGCGACACGACCGCGACCCACATGGACACGGACATCAACGCCGTGACCGACCACCCGGCCAAGGCGTTCCCGGGCCTGCGCTACGTCGCGACGCGCTCGGTCAACCCGGCGCGTGTCGCGGCCGGCGGCGCGCGGCTCGACTCCGATGCCTCGATCCGCGACTTCCTGCTCAAGGTGCTGGGCCGCATGGACAAGTACGGCACGAGCCCCGGCAAGGTGCTGTGCCTCTCGGGCGCCATCGGGAACTCGCAGCTCCTGTCGGTGCAGGCGTGGCTGACGGCCTACGCGGCGTCGCAGGCCGCGACGAACGTGAGCGGCAAGGTCCCGCCGACCCCGTTCGGCTGGAAGTACGCGGTCTCGGGCAAGCAGCGGGCGAACCTCGACTCGTCGGGCGTCAACTCGTCCGGCACGACCGCGCTCGATCGCACGTCGACCGAGCTGGTCTATCTGCCGGCGTGGAAGATCGGCAAGGTGCGCGAGGTCACGCTGCAGGTGCTCGACCAGACGCGCGCCAAGCAGGACCAGATCGAGATCCTCGGCACGATGCGCGAGGCGTTCGGCTCGCCGTACAAGACGGACGGCACCGAGCCGCACGTCGGGCAGGTCTACGACCAGGGCGTCTAGCCCACGAATCGACAGAGGCTGGGGGCGGCTTCGGCCGCCCCGGACTCCCTGACTCGTTCCAAGGAGGATCCGACGTGAAGAATCTCCGCAGGCTGTGCTCTCTCGCTCTTGTCGCCATCGTTGCCGCGATGGTGATTCCGCAGTTCGCCCAGGCGGAGATCGGTCTCACGACCGTTCCTCTGCGCTGGCAGCGCGGCATCTCCTCGCGCGGGCTCGGCGTGACCGACTCGCTCGTGATCTCGCTGCCCGGCCCCGGCGCGGCCGTCGACTTCGCCGACACCACGGAGTGGCTGGACCTCTCCAACTACCAGTTCACGCAGGGGTATTCGGCCTACCCCCTCGTGATCTTCACGGTCTACGGCCAGGCGAACACCGCCTCCGACTCGATCGGGTACCAGGTCCAGTACGCCGACCAAAAGGATATCCCGCAGGGGAACTTCGCGATCTCGAACACGTTCGGGACGCTGGCGTCGGTCGCCTATCTGTCGCTCTCGGCCTCGACGACCGTGGGCGCGAACGTCTGGGGCACGGTCGTGGCGCTCGCTCCAACGACCTCGGTCTATGCGCACCGCTGGTACCGCCTCGTGGTCCTGAACGCCGAGGTTGGCGGGACGATCGGCCGGCGCTATTGCGGCGTGACGGCGACGATCGTCGGCAGGAAGAACTAGCCATGGCGCTCCTGCGCTACAAGGGCCCCGAGCCCAAGGAGTTCCGCGGCCACGGCAAGCCATGGTCGATCGGCGAGACGCGCGAGGTCGACGAGCTCGAGGCGCTCTGGATCGCGCGTCACGCGGGCGAGCTGTTCGAGGACGCCGACGCCGAGAAGCCGAAGGGCGACAAGGCCGAGAAGCCGAAGGGCGGATCGGTCACCAAGCCCGCCGAGACGAAGCAGAAGTAGCCGATGCCGGCCGCCACCGAACTGGTCTCGCTGGTCGAGGCGCAGGAATACCTCGGCGCCGACGAGTCGAAGCTCGAACGGCTCGAACGGGTCGTCCTGGCGGCGCTGCGCTTCTGCGAGAAGACGATCGGTGGCGGCAAGATCCTGAGCGCCGACTACGTCGACGTGCTCGACGGATCGGGATCGAACGAGCTGACGCTGCTTCATGACCCGGTCACGGCGGTCACGAAGATCGAGCAGATCCGAACGACCGTCCCGGTGGCGTGGGACGAGCTGACGGCGGCGGCCTACCCGGTCGTGATTCTGACTCCGGGCCGGCGCCGCATCGCATTTCGGAACGCCATCTTCTGCCGTGGGATCCAGAACTGGCAGGTGACGTACACGGCGGGCTACGGCGACGCCGACGGCGTGGCGCCGCTCGATGAGGACCTCAAGGAGGCGGCGCTTCAGGTGTGCGGGGCGCTCTGGCGCGCGCCGGAGATCCAGGCGGCACAGATCGCCTCGATCTCGATGAACGGCCAGACGACGACGTACCTGAACGAGGCGGTGCCGAAGCAGACCATCAGCCTGCTCAAGGGATTCCGCAGACGGAGGTGGCGCTAGTGGCCGGGTTCGAGCTCGGGATCCTCAACCTCGAGGCGCTCAAGTCGTTGAGCGGGAAGCTCGTGGGCGCCGTCAACCGGGCCGAGTTCCGGACCGTCGAGATCCTCAGGGCGATCGCCGGCCGAAAGATGGTCGAGGTGCTCTCGACCGATCTCGATCGGCGCACAGGCAACCTGGTCAAGTCCGCGAACGCTTCGATCGCGAACGCGCAGCCCGAGCTGACCGCCAGCGGCTGGTCCGTGCGCATCGGCTACGGCACCGGCCCCTCCGCCTCCTACGCGCACATCCAGGAGGAGGGCGGGACGATCTACCCGGTCAAGGGCAAGGTGCTCGCGGTGCCGGTCGGTGAGGCCCTGACGTCGACCGGGCGGCCGCGCTACGGGTCGCCCACGGAGGTCGAGGGCGGCTTCTGGATCACCGCGCGGTCGGGCGTCCCGGTGTTCGTGGCGCGCGGCGTGGGCGGCAAGGGCGACAACCGCGGCGTCCTCTTCATCGGCCTTTCGAAGGCCACGATCACCGGCGTGCACGCTGCGGAGCGCGCGCGCCAGGAGGCTCAGGGGCAGTCTCGCGCGATCTTCGAGCGCGAGATCGCCCAGGCGGTCGCCTGATGGCTGTCGTGAAGCCGAAGAAGACGGTGCTGGCCGAGGACATCGTGGCGCGCCTCAAGCGTGTCCTGAAGGGCCAGGGGTTCCACACCGACCTCGGGCGCAAGGCCGGGCAATACGTGGACCGGCGGATCCGGGTCCTGTCGCAGATGCAGGAGGGCGACTTCCCGGCCGCGACGGTACTGATGGGCGCGGGCGCGCCGTCCGAGGCGATGCAGTCGGGCAGCTACCGCGAGGACGCCAAGGTCGGCGTCTTGCTGTACGCGAAGGCGAACGACGTGACGGCTGAGATCGAACGCCTCGAAGCCGACGCGAAGAAGGCCGTGCTCTCGCTGCCGTTGATCGAGGGCGCGCACGGGCGGGCGAGGCACGCCGAGACGGTGCCGTACTACAACGAGTTGGAGATGGTCGACCGCGCGGTCGTGCTCGTCACGTTCATCGCGCCGTTCAACTGGACGCCGGACGAGCAGTAGGAGGAAACGGTGGGAGTTCTCGACAGTTACATCCAGCTCGGCATCGAAAGCGCCTGGGGAACCGAGCGCACGACCGGCCTCAAGGTGATCCCCTGCAAGGGGCTGGCCCTCGTTCCCGAGCTCGAGACGTTCGAGTCGGAGATGCAGACCGGCGCCGCCGGGCTCGCGGCGCTCTTCAACGGCGCGGTCCTGAACGACGGCCAGTTCACCTCCGAGCTGACGTACAACGGGCTCGACTGGCTCTGGTACATGATCATGGGGACGAAGACGGTCACCGGCGACGGCAGCACGACCGCGTACACGAAGAGCTTCACGCCCGGCACGACGCTGCCCTCGGCCACGATCCAGAAGTCGCTCGGAAACATCCCGGCCGGCAAGGTCTTCACCGACCTCGGCGTCAAGGCGAACGTGGTCGAGATCGCGTTCGACGCGGCGGCCGGCATCGGGCAGATCACCGCCGACCTCAAGTCGAAGAAGGAGAAGGGCACGACGGGCGGCGACACCGCGTCCTCGTCGGGCCTGACGACGATCACGCCGATCCCGATCCAGCTCGCGGCCGAGGCCACGATCTGGAACCCGGCCGCCGCGTCCGACACCGGCTTCTGCGTGCTCTCGGGCAAGATCCGGATCGACCGCCGCATGAACCGCGGGATCACCTGCCTGGGCTCGGTCACGCCGAGGGAGGCCAAGCCCACGAAGCCGATGCTCGTGACCGCGGACTTGCGGGTGCTGTTCGACTCGGCCGCGATCTACGAGCTGTTCAAGGCGTTCGCCGACCGGACGACGTTCCGGATGAAGTGGGTGGGCGCGGCGACCGGCATCGGGACCGACTTCTACCTGACCGACTTCAAGATCAACCGCTCGCGCATCACCAAGGCGCTGCCGCCGCTCGAGACCGGCACCGACGAGGTGATCGCCAACGTGTCGATCAAGGGCTTCGGCTCGGGCGGCTCGGCGATGACGTCCGAGCCCTGCGCGATCCAGACCGTCAATCTCGAGTCGGGCGCCTACCTCGCGTGAAGCTGCTCACGCGCGAGAGCGCCGCCCTGATGGGCCGGAAGACCGTCGAGTACGAGGGCCCCGACGGAGAAACGTACGGCTTCGAGATCAGGAAGCTCGGTGCCGACGAGATGATCTCGACGGGGATCATCCCGGCCGACTCGGCGATGGACGACCAGGACGTCGAGAAGGTCGCGAAGGACCTCGCCAGCCGGAACCTCAAGAAGGCGCAGCGCGCGGCCAAGACGCTCACCGATCGCGCCTCGCGCTCGGTCGAACGCCTGATCCAGGACGACCTCTCCGGCAAGGTCGACAACGCGATCGTGCGCGGCGTGACGCGGCCAGTGATCTGGGCCGGACCCGACAGCGAGTGCCCGCAGGACGCCGTCCCGCTCTCGAATCTCGGGCCGTTCCGAGCCCGCCTGTTCGCCGACATCGTCAAGTTCGCGACCGCGGCCAAGGAGGCGCGGGACGCCGCCCGATTTCCTCATCCGAACCGGTCAGGCAAGCGCGGTGGCGGAGCTGTCGAAGCTAGCGGGGATGCTGCCGACGAGGCTGTTCCATGAGTGCGGACTCGAAGAGATCCAGATCAACGCGCGGATTCTCGCCGCCGCGCGCGCGGAGCGCGTAGGCCGGGTCAGCAAGCTCCTCATGTCGATGGACGACCCCCTCGCACAGTGCATCTCGCTCCTGGCCGAGCTCGTCGTGGGGGACTGATTCGTGGCTGAAACCGCCGTCACCATCATCCTTCGCGCGCGCGACGAGGCCAGCGGCGCTCTCAAGAATGTCTCGGGGGAGTTTGGCGCGATCGCGCTCTCCGCCGGCGCGATGATCGCGCTCTCCGCGGGCGTCGCAGGGGCGCTCGCGACGATCGCCACGTCGGCCGGCCGCGAGGCCGACGACCTGCGCGTGCTCGGTATCCAGTCCGGGCAGACCACCGAGGACATCTCCCGCCTCAAGTTCGCCTCGGACCAGCTCGACACGAGCCTGCCCGCGGTCGCCTCGTCGATCAAGATCATGAACCGCTCGCTGTTCGAGGCTCGCGACCCCGGCAGTGAGGCGCGCAAGACGCTGGTCGACATCGGCTTCGCGGCCAAGGACCTCGACAAGGGCCTCGGCCCCCCGAGCGAGGCATTCCTCAAGATCGTCGACCGCCTTAACGCCGTCGAGGACCCCGGCGTGCGCGCCGCCCTCGCGCTCAAGGTGTTCGGCCGCGGTGCCGCCGAGATCCTGCCCCTAATCAACGCCGGCTCGGCCGAGATCCGGGAGATGGAGGAGCGCTCGGACGCGCTCGGCGCGACAATCTCCAACACGGCGGGCGTCGTCGGCGACGAGTACGGCGATGCGATGAAGGAGGCTCGGGCGGTCACGGCCGGGCTCAAGGCGGAGATCGCCACGGAGCTGCTGCCCGAGCTGACGCAGCTGATCCACGGGTTCACCGACGCGGCAGCCGCGCTCCGTCACTACCAGCAGGAGCACCCTCAGGCGTCGCGGGCCATCTCCGACACCGCTACCCAGATCACCGGCCTCGGGATCGCCGTCACGGCGTTCCTGGCCATCGTGCCCCTGCTCCGGGCCGGGCTCGCCGCGATCGGCGTCGACCTCGTCGCGCTGTCGGCCGCGGGCGGCCCGATCACGCTCGCAATCCTCGGGTTCACCGCGCTCCTGTTCGTGATCAACAAGGTGCGCGCGGATGCCGGCAAGGCCCTCGAAGTCAAGGTCGTGACGAACGCCAAGGAAGCCGAGGCGGAGCTCGAGCGCCTGGTGGCTGCGCGTGGCGAGCAGGTCCGCAGGTTGCGCGATGCCGAGAAGCGCGTCGACGCGAACGCGGGCGCCGGCTCGGCGCCGTCGGGCGCGCCCCTCTCGCCGAAGCAGCAGGCCCTCGTCGACGCGGAGCGCGATGCCCAGGACGCGGCCGCTCAGGTGGCGAAGTTCGACGAGTCGATCGCAAAGGCCGGCGCCCAGCTCCGGCAGTTCGACAAGGACGGCCAGGGCGCCTGGGCCTCGACGACCGATGGCGCGAAGGCCGGCACCTCCGCCCTCGCCGACTTCCTCAAGATGCTCGAGGAGGTCAAGGCTGGAATCGGCGAGCTGAGCAAGGACGACATCAAGAAGGCGCTCGCCCTGCCGACGGAGGTGCGCAAGCCCGACCTCAGCGTGCCGGGGCAGAACGCTCCTTCGTTCGGCCCGCCCGACCCGAATGAGATCCGCGACCTGCGCGGCCGCAAGACCGCCCCACTCGAGATCGACACGAAGGAACTCGCGGACGTCGTGACGCCGCTGCAGCGCGCCGAGCAGGAGGCGGAGAACTTCAAGACGACGCTCGCGGATGCCATCGCCCAGTTCAGCCCGATCAACGACGTCGGGCGCGCCCTGGTCGAGGCGGCCGGCCAGGCGGATGCCGCGTGGAAGGACATGTTCACGAACATCTTCGTCCGCGGCCAGAACGTGTTCGCCTCGCTCGGGCAGTTCATGAAGAGCGCCCTCGGCATCGTGGGGCAGCTCATCTCCGAGATCGTCGCCGCGATCGCCAAGGCGGCGGTCCTGTCGGCGATCCTGCCCGGGAAGCAGTCGTTCTTCAAGGTGCTCGGGAGCATCTTCGGCCTCGAAAAGGGCGGCCCGGTGGCCGAGCAGCGGCGCGGCGCGGGTGGCCCCATCACGGCGTCCGGAGGCGGATCGATCGCCGCGCGTGGTCTCGTCGCAACGCTCGCCAGGATCCCCGGGTACGCGATGGGCGGCCCGGTGCGCGCGATTCGGGACGCAGCCGCGATGGTCTTCCCGGTCCATGCGGCCGCGGGCCTCGCGCTCCCCGGCGGGCCCAGCTTCACCGACAATATCCCCGCAATGCTCGCGGGCGGCGAGTTCGTGGTCGCGAACAGCGGCGCGTCGACCGGGACCAACATCACCGCCGGGCTCGTGCGCGGTCTCGATACCCTCCGCGACGTCATGGCGCAGGTCCGGCAGGGCTCGACGCGCACGCCACGCGGCGGCCCGGCCACGATCGTCTACCAGGTCCAGACGATCAGCGCCGACGGCCTCCGGGCGTTCGCGCGCGGCGGCGACTACGCGCAGGAGTTCGCTCTCGCTGCCGACCCGGCGAGGGGCTAATGGCCTCGACCAACGTTCGCCTGATCGGCGGCTACCAGTCGAAGAATGCCGTCGCCACCGCCACGGCCACCGCCGCCGGCTACGACCCCCAGAACGCGGTCGGGCTCAAGCGCGGCTCGCGCTGGAAGGGCGTGGGCACGAGTGCGCAGCGTCTGATCATCCACACGACCGCGGCGATCGCCCCGACGGCGCTGGCGATCGCGGCCGGGAACTACTCCCAGTGGGGCACGACCAAGCTGCAGCACGGGACCGACGCGACGACCTGGACGGACTTCCTGACCCTGTCCTCGCTGCCCTCAGTCGACACGCTCCGCGATTACTACGCGGCCCTCACCAGCGCGCCGTCCAAGGAATGGTGGGCGCTCTACTGGGCCGCCCCGTCGGCGGCGCCTGAGGTCGGGATCTTCTATCTCGGCGCGCACACGGTGCTCACCTACAACCCCGACATCGGGATGCCGAACCGCTATCGCTTCGGGGTCCAGTCGTCGGATGCCGATGATGGCTCGGTCGTCGCCGAGACCTGGGCCCGCCGGCGGCTGGGGCTCGACATGAAGTGGAGCGTGGTCGAGACCGCTGCGAAGAACCAGCTGGGCGACTTCCTGGATGGCGAGGGCGGGAGCGCGCGCCCGTTCTGGTTCGTGCCGCGCGACGACGCCGCGGCAGTCGCGGCCGGGCGCGCCTACCTCGTGCGCAAGCAGGGTGTGGAATTCGAGCACGATGAAATCTTCACCGACCTGTGGGACATGAACCTCTCGATCCTCGAGGAGGTCTAGCCCATGGCGACGACCGACGTCCGGCTCGACGGCGAGGCGAACAACACCAACGGCGGCCAGACCGTCGGCCCCCTGCTCTATGACGCCGCGCGCTCGAAGGTCCATGCGTGCTGGGCCCCGGCCGGCGTTGCGGGCAACGCCCACAACCGAAAGATCATGTTCTGCTCGGTCGACATCGCCACGAAGACGCCGGGCACGGTCTACAACGTCGAGCCCGCGCAGACGGCGAACGACCTCGAGGCCCTGAGCGCGGCGCTCCTGTCGAGCGGAACGCTGCTCACCGCCTACGGGCTCTTCGGCGTCCGGGTCAAGGAGTCGACCGACGGCGGCGTGACGTGGCCCACATCGGGCGACATTGACGGGACGTGGGGTTCCTCCACGCGCGGCTGCGCCGGCCTGATCGTCGACGCCGACGCGGCCACGATTTGCCAGCTCATCACCTACGAAGGCGGCGGGGGCGGCTCGGCGCGCAACACGTACATGCGCCAGCGCACGGGCGCGGGGACGTGGGGCACGCAGGTGAAGATCCACGACAACGCGCTCGGCTACTTCGTCTGGGACACCGTCAACCACTCGGCCGCGCGGATCGGCCACATCTTCGACGCCAACCACGCGGTGCTGGTCGGCGACTACTCGAACGCCGGGGCGAACGTCGACCAGGTGCGCGCGCTGATCACGACCGACGGTTGGGCGACCTCCTCGACGGTCCTGATCTACGACTACACCGGCTCGAGCGTCCCGCGCTGCCCGATCGTCCGCGTGGGCTCGGACGGCACGATCTACGTGATGTGGATCGAGGGCGGCGACCCGGTCTTCGCGCACAGCGAGGACAGGGGCGCGACGTGGACCGTCGTCGGCTCTCCGGCCGCGCTCGCCGCGGTGCCGTGGGACGTGACCTACGACCGCTGGCTCGCGCTCGACTCGACCGACGCGCTCTACGCCGGGGCGTGGGACAACACCGACGGCGGGAACCTGGTTCACCATTCGTGGCGCGGGCTCGCGGCCCTGACGGGCTGGGTCGACGATCCCAGCGAGCACCTGACGCATGACGGCACGGGCGGGATGGCCGACGCGCTGATCGTGGGCGACGACCTGTGGCGGCTCTACACATGGAACGATACCGGGCCGGTCTCCAAGGTCTACATGCTGATCGAGGGCGACGTCGTGCCGGCCGCGGTGACGCCGCCCGATCCCGGCGAAACCCAGCTCGTGCCGACGATCCTCGCCAAGATCACCCTGACCGACACCTGCGGCGCGGGCGCGAAGACGCTCTACTTCGGGATGCCCGCGTTCACCGACCCGACCGGGCAGCCGTGGGACCCGCTGATCGCCGGGCTCGGCCAGGCGCACGCGGGCGGAACGCCGTGGACCAACCGCTGGAACCCGGGCGACTGCGACCTGCGCCTCAAGAATGAGCGCGTCGCCGGGCAGGGCGTGAGCGAGACCCTGCTCGATCTCTTCGCCCAGTACGAATGGACCGACGCGCCGATCCTGATCCAGTACGCCTTTGAGGGGATCGCGTTCGTCGATGGGGAATTCCCCATTCTCGATGGCCGGGTGTCGAAGTGGAAGGACATGGACTCCCTCGGCGTGACGCTCTACTGCACGCACAATCGAGACTGGGGGCGCGCGGTCATCCCGCCCGGCACGATCGAGCTCAACGCCTACCCGAATGCGCCCAAGGACACCGTGGGCCAGCGCAAGCAGATCGCCTACGGGGACTGGAAGACCCGGCGCGAGAAGGACACCTCGCTCGACGTGGCGTCGGTCTACTCGGGGATCACGCGCGCGCCCATGCCGCTCCTGCCGATCTCCTCCCAGACCGCGGCCGGCGACGACTACCCGACGCTCCTGGTCTCCGACAAGGAGGTCGCAGACGACACGCGGGGCATCTACATCTACGAGAACGCCGTCGACCAGTACGCCCAGATCTACACCGAGCCCACCGAAAGCAATCCCGCGGGCGGGCCGGACACGATCCTGTTCGACCAGCAGCAGTTCATCGTGCCGATCCTGCCGGTCGCCGCCTACGGCACCACGACGATCGGGTCGATCAAGGAGCTGCTGCGCGAGGACAAGCCGATCGACCTCAGCGGCTATTCCTCGCTCGACTACACCGGCGGCAACATCGAAATCCAGATGACCTTCGGCGACTCGCGCCCGGACGGCGAGTTCGTCTCGCTCGAGCTGTGGATCTTCTACGCCAAGAACGCATGGTCGGGCACGCTCGGGCGCTGGGGGATCATCCAGCGCGTCGGGTTCGCGTCTCTGACGAGCTACACCGCCTTCGGCGCCGGGGCGTCCACGACCTTCCCCAGCAACACGCCGATCCAGGTCGCCGGGATGACCGTGGACCCCACCGTGGTCGGAAAGTGGGACGATTTCAACACCGCGATCATCCACATCCAGACACGCGACACGGGGCAGAAGGTCGACGTGCACCGGATCATGCCGGTCGTGCGCTACATCCCTTCGGGCCGAATCCTGCGCCCGGGACGCGCGGGCGCGCCGATCTTCAACGTGCGCACCGGGCAGGTTGTTGGGCGCCATCCGGGCGTGAGCGAGATCCGCGCGATCGACGCCAAGACCTTCGCCTTCCCGGTCGGGGTCCCCGATCAGAACCACGACTCCGGCGCGCCCGACGGCGCCTACGCCGGATCGCCCGGCGCCCTGATCGAGCATCCGGTCGACCTCGTCCACTGGGCCAAGTGCGAGCTGGGCGGCGTCACCGAGGCCGAGATCGCGACCGGGTCGGACCTCGGATCGTTCACCGCGGCGAAGACCGCGCTCTCGGGCTACAAGATCTTCGGCGCGATCGACCGCGAGCAGCGGCTCGAGGACTGGGTCGCCGAGATCGCCCGGCAGATCCTATGCTGGTTCCCGCGGAAGACCGGCGCGCTCAACTCCCCATTCTGCGCGATCCCGTGGGACCCGGGCACGGCTGCGAATTACCGCACCGAGGCCGACCCTACGATCTTCACGCGCGGCATGATCGAGAAGGGCTCGCTCAAGATCGGGCGCACCGACGTCGAGGACGTGGCCAACGTCATCCGGGTCAACTTCGACTACGACGGGATCGCCGGGACCTACGCCGAGCAGGTCTTCGTGACCGACACCGACTCGCGCGGGTGGACCGGGAGCGCCTTCGCGCAGGACCAGGCGACGACCACCCCGAACGACCGGCAGACGCAGGCCGGCGCCTCGATCGAGTCCTTCGGCCGGATCGAGTTCGTCCACAACTGCCCGAACATCAAGGACCCGGCGACCGCGACCGACATCCGCGACCGGCTCTTCGACTGGAAGGTCCAGCCGCACGTCCTCACCGAGTTCGTGACCTATGTCAACGCGCAGGACATCGAGCGCGGGCACGTCCTTCAGCTCGGCGCCGACTGGGACGCCCCGGCGACCGACGGCGGCGCGCCCCGGCCCTTCCCCAAGCCCTGCTCCGACGGCTCGTGGGCCGGGAAAAACCTCATGGTCTACGAGAAGACGCGCGCGGCCGGGCTGCCGAATCGCTACCTGATCCGCGCCGTGGAGATCTGATGCCAACCCAGGTCTGTCGCCCCAACGGGCCCGGCGACTTCACGACGTGGACGCCGCGCAATGCGTCCGGTCCACCGCTCGCCAACTGGCAGTCGGTGTCGAGCGGATCGCCGAACCAGTGGCTCGAATGCAGCGACTCGGACAAACGCGACCGCTACACCATCGAGCCGCTGACGGCTGCGGCCTCGGGCGTAGACCTGGTGAGCGTGTTCGCCCTCTGCGCGGGGTCCGGGTTGACCGCGATGCGCCTCGTAGCTCGACTGGGCGGACTGGATGCAGGCGGCCCATTGTTCGAGCCGCTCGAGGGCGGCTACCAGCTCTTCTTCGCGCAGTTCCTGACCGCGCCCGGCGGCCTGCCGTGGTCGGTGGCACGCTTCAACGCGCTGCAGATCGGGATCGACGCGACGCAGAGCTCCGACTTTGTCCCGCTCAATGTGGACGAGATCTGGGCCGAGCCGGTCTACCTCGACGCGGTCGTGACCGACACGGTCGAACGCGCGCTCGTGATCGCTCCCGGAGGCGCCCGCGCGCGCATCGCGGCCCCCGCCGCGCGCCGCCGAATCGTCTCCCCCGCGGGCGGCCGGACCTCGATCCGGCTGGCCCCGGAAAGGGATTGACCCGATTCGAGGTTCAGCGTAGGTCCCCGCCGACCCGAGGGGCGCGATGGACCTGATCACGATTCCGACTTGGAAGACGTTCACCGAGGGGGACACCAACGCGGTCCTCTATTTCGCCCTGCAGGACGAGGACGGCTCGGCGCTTGATCTCTCCGGGAAGACCGTGCTCCTCGAAGGCCGAAAGCGCAGAGCGTCTGCCGAGTTCTCGCCCGTGTCCGCCTCGGTCACCACGGCCGCCACCGGCGAGGGCGAGGTTTCGTGCAGCTCGCTCTCGGCCGCGAAGGGCGAATACCGCTGCCAGATCCGCGTGACGGGGTCGGGCTTCTACCGGACGTATCCGGGCAAGATCGTGATCCGCGGCGAAGCGCGCGCGGGCGAGGCATAGGGGGAACCTGATGAAGTGGTCGCGCGCTGGACTCGCTGTTGCCGTCCTGGTCAGCCTTGCCCTCGCCTCGTTCGCGTCGGCCGATGTCAACTATGGCGTCACGCCTTCGAACGGCAAGCCGGCGCCCGGCCCGATCATGTACGGATGGAGCGGCTCGGACTGGCTTCCGGTGCTGGTCGACGGCTCCGGGAACGTCATGACGCGCGGCGCGATCCCGAACATGGTGATCCTCAACCACCG